TAAAGGACACGAAGAATGACAATTCAAGAGCGATCAAGATTCTACGTGGCTTGGATATAGGCGGTACGTTTTACTCGCAGGCGCAGGTCTATACAGACCATAATTGTCAGCCAAGGCTGATGCGTTCTACGCGTGATCCGGATATCGTCTATTATGGGAATGGGTACTTATTTCCTTGGTCAAACCAAGTTAATAAGTCTAGTTCAGTTTGGCAAACTGCTTCCAGTGGTATCACAACAGAACATCAGTTGTTGTGGGCCGCAGGAGGCACAGCCATTTCTAGAACTGCCCCTACCCGTCCAAGTTTCTCTCTTGCTACAGCATTGGGAGAACTACTATCTGACGGTTTACCCGCAGTAGTAGGGAACTCTCTCCGCAAAGCAGATACTTTTCGCAAGAAGGCGAAAGCCGCTGGCGATGAGTATCTAAATGTGGAGTTTGGATGGCGCCCGTTTCTGAGCGACATTCAAAAGCTGTGCCATACTGTCCAAGAGTCCAAAAGACTACTAGACAAGTATGAAAAAGAGAGCGGCCGAATAATCGGTCGTAATTATTCCTTCCCGGACGTACGTGAGACGAAAATCGAAGTTCTGGGGACGGCTAACTCGCCGACTCCAGGTTATCCTTCGCCTATCTTCTCTACGTATCAAGGAACCTTAACCAAGACTACCGAGATTACTCGGAAGACTTGGTTCCAAGGAAGCTACAGCTATGCGTTCCCCCCTGTAGAAGATAGCAGGGGAGTAATCATGGATGCAGCAGAGAAGGCTAATCATCTTCTCGGCCTCAAGATAACACCTGAGGTTCTTTGGAATTTGGCTCCTTGGAGCTGGCTCGCTGACTGGTTTGTAAACATTGGTAGCTTAGCTACCAATGTCACTGCACTCGGTCAGGACGAGTTGATGATTCATCGTGCGTACTGTATGCGGACTTTGTCCACAAAATGTACGTATGAGCTCAAAGGCATCTCGACTTTTAGTCAAGGTGCCCTTGGGCCTCTCGTTCAGACGTTTGAAACAACGACTAAACTGAGAGTGAAAGCATCCCCGTACGGATTTGGCCTGACGTTTGAGGACTTTAGTCCCAAGCAGATGGCCATCTTAGCGGCTCTGGGCTTAACCCGGAGTCGTGCGAAGTAAGCAGCAAATCCTGGCTGCTTGCTTAAGATGGTTCATGGAAGGACCCCAAAAGGGTATCTGGAAATGAATTATCCAATAAGTCGTATGGGAAGTACCCATACGTCACCCTGTTTGGAGACTTGCCATGGCTTTTGCCGACCCACAGTCCATCACTATCAATGCTGTCGCCAATACGCTTCCGCGTACTGGCCTTGGCCTCACTTCCGGCACCTTTTCGAAGGATGACGGAACGGTCAAGCTGAATGTTGCGCACTCTTATGGAAAGAGGACGCGTCACACAGCTCGCATTGACTTTCAGAAGCTTGCTCCCAACCCGTTGATTTCGGCTCAGAACATTATGTACTCTATGAGTACCTACCTTGTGGTAGATGTTCCGATTACCGGTTTCACGATTGTCGAGCAGAAGCAGATTGTAGACGCCCTTACCGGGTATCTCACTGCAACTTCTGGCTCTAAGGTTACCCAGCTTCTGGGTAACGAGAGCTAACTGGCATAGCCAGTTAGGAGAAGGACTGGACCCACTAACCGTGGGTTTACTCGGGGGAGTAAACTACTCCCGATGTCGGTATAGAGCACTGGCTAGGGAAGACCTACCTTCGATTGAACGGAGGGGCCTTGAAAAGCCTGATGTCTCTAACGCAGGAGGTACTCAAAGATTTGAGTACCTGGTGTCGCATTAGCACCACGCGTGATCTTGAAACGATCACGCGGCGATTCAAAGATGAGGGGTTGTCGTTTTTAACGATTACCCTCCCTTCCTTTGCCTCAGACCTCCAAAAAGGTCTGGACATGGGTAAGGTGGATCATCAACTCTTCCAAGGTTTTACCTTTGGAAGAGGAGGTCTCCCCCTATTTCTAGGGGGTTTCCTCGATCTTATCTTTGACCGTGGAAGTGGTCTTCTTGTCGATGACCCATCGGTAGATGCTATCTTTGCTATAAGGCAGATTTGTCTGCTGCATAGTAAAGTAGCACTTTCATGCACGCCAAAGCGTGAAAGGAAAGCTATCCGTGGGTACATCGATTGTGAGAAGGAGTTGAAGAGGAACGATGCAAAGCTTAGTACTTCTACCAGAGAAGACTTTGCAAGAGTATCGCGCCTACTTTGGGCTGATGTCTTGTCCCGAGTGGACAAGGACATCTACGACGGAAACGTCGTCCCAAAGCATGGGCCAGGTTCCACTGCTGATGGATTCCGCGGTAACGCGAAGTTCAAGCAGCGCGAGTGGACCAGGCGTTTGGAAGAGTACTTCCCTGCTGGGGAGTATTTATTTCCAAATTGGGGTCATTATGACTACAATGATCCCACCAGCTTCAGTCTCCTCGAACCCGGGAATGAGAGACCTGTCAAGGTTATCACAGTCCCTAAAACGCTCAAAACGCCACGAATTATCGCCATGGAGCCCACATGTATGCAGTATGTGCAACAGGGCATCATGGAGTTACTTGTGGACTCTATTTCCCGTTCTGACAATATGGGGAGAGTCGTCGGATTCGATGACCAAGGACCTAATCAGTCCATGGCTAATCGAGGATCCAGTGATGGATCACT